GTTTCGGGGATGCCGCCTGTGGACAGGGTGACGGGGGCGAATTTGGTGCCGTTGTATTGGAGCACCTGGTTGGTGGTGGCGCCGGTGGTGTCAATTTCGATGCCGTCGACGGTCAGGGTGGCTCCGCTGATCGAGGTGACGGCTGAGAGGCTGTTGCCTGCGATGGAGCCGCCGGACGATACGGAGGCCAGGGTGGCGGTGCCTGTCGTGGTCAGGGCTGCGAACTGGGGGCTGTCGGTTGTGGCAACAGCCTGTCCGATTGCGATGCTCGGCGTTGATCCTTCGCCGGTGCCGCCGGTGACGCTGACACCTGTACCGCCCGAGACGGTTTGGACATAGTCGCCGGTGGTTTTGGTGCCGAGGGCGACCGAGTCGTTGCCGATGTTGGTGCTTGAGATGGTGCCGGTCAGCTGACCTGCAGGGATGCTGGTGAGGCCCGCGCCGGAGCCGGTGAACTGGCCTGTGGTGGTCGTGATGTTGCCGGTGATGCTGATCGTGTTTGGTGTTGTGGCCGATGGGCCGCAGGCAACAACGATGCCTCCGGTGTTGGTGTTGACTCGGCTGACATGGCCAACGATTTGGATGACGTCGGAGGCACCGGTTGGGCGTGTCCCGGTGACGCCGCCGCCGGAGGCAACGTACAGGGGCTGGTTGATGCTGTAGATAGCGGTGTTCTGCGAGTCAAGGTCGCCCACGATGACGGCATGACCGTTCGCACCGACAGCAATGTCCCCATCGGTGATGCCGATAGCAGGCATTTTGGCTGCGTTGGAGGCATCTGCGGGGGCGATTTCGCAGACTTGTGTTGAGCCGACGGTGCCGGTGATGTAGACGGGGGTGCCGTTGGGGATGAGCGATGCCGTCGTGTTTTTGACGTGGAAGTAGACAAGTCCAGCAAGGTCGCCGTGGATGTGGGGGGTGTAGAGGGTGCCGTCGACGGTGAGGTCGGTGGTGAAGTGTCCGTCGCCGGTGACGTCGAGGCTGTAGGACGGGGTGGTGTCGTTGATGCCGACGCGGTTGTTGGTGGAGTCAACGTACAGGGTGCCGGAGTCGACGTTCAGACCACCGAATGCGACGGTGGCGCCGGTGCCGACGTCCTGGCCAATTGCGACAGAGGGGGTTGCACCCTCGGTACCGGAACCAGTAACCGTGACGCCCGTGCCTCCTGTGATACCAGCGACGTAGTTACCTGTGGTTTCAGTACCGAGGGCGATGTTGGGCGTTGTCCAGGCCACGCCTTCGGTGGCGGCGGAGTTCGCTACGAGATACTGGCCGTTTGTGCCGATGGGCAGCCGGGCTGGGGTGTCGTTGGCGGTTCCAACGATTAGGTCGCCCTTGGCGTCGATGATCGACTTGGTGATGGCGGTCGGGTCGGCTTCGGATGACCAGGCGAGGCCGGTGCTGGTGCTGGAGTCGGCTACCAGGACTTGGCCGTTGGTACCTACTGGGAGGCGGCCGATGGTGTCTGGTGCGGTTCCGGCAAGCAGGTCACCTTTGGCGTCGACTACCGTCGATGTAGGGTCCGGCCCCCATGTGATGCCTGCCGATTGGGATGAGTCTGCGATGAGGACGTATCCGTTTGCTCCGACTGGGACTCGGGTTGGGGTGTCGGCTGAGCTTCCGGCGATGAGATCGCCTTTGGCGTCGATGATTGACTTGTTGATTGCATTGGGGTCAACTTCCTCGAGCGGCGCCTGGACGATGGACGGCTGGGCTAGTGACGGGGGGATAGTCATGCCTGCCTCCTAGTACCTAATCATGTGGTCTGCGACTGTGGGCAGGGTGAAATTGGCCCCTGACCCGCCGTAAGTGTACCCGATGACGGCAAACAGGGCTGGGTAGGTGATCCGGCTGACCGATGCCCCGTTTGTGCGCAACCAGCCTTTAGGGACGGCGATTGCGGTTCCGTGCCACCGAAAAATGGCTCCGGGCGGAACGGCTGCGTTGAGCCATGTTTCCAGCTCAATGTCGCGGTTTTCGACTAGGTCTTTTGTGTTGTTGTCGAATGCTGGGATGTCGTTGGCTCGGAATGTGAAGGCGAAAGGCATTAGTCCTCGCAGACGCAGATGACGCGACGGATTCGGCAGCCTTGCCAGGTAATTCGCGGGTAGAAGCCGTATGACCGACCGGCATCGTTGATTCTGAATCTGTAGATAGCTCGGCTGTTGTCAGATGTAATGCCCGAAATGGCTTGGGTGACTGTTTGTGTGCTCGAGATGTATGAGCCGGTGTCATTCGGGCCTTTGTCGATAATCCCTGTTGGCATAACGAACGGCTGAATTGTGGCATTGCCAGTCAGGTTTAGTGTTGCCGTCGTATCGAATACGGCTTCCACGATGACTTCTTTGACGACCATTGGTTTTGAGTGCCAATACTCGGCCAGGTCAACTGAGGCAGACGCGGGAGCCGACGCTGTGTTCGTGTTGTAATCAAATGAGTAATCGTCGCTATTTGGTAGCGGCAGGTTGGCAATCATCCGAAGACAATGAACGGTGAAATCTGTGTCGGTGTATGCGACGGACACGAATTCATTTGCTGGGAATGTCCCGCCGTTAGCAAGTGGTTTTGCTATTCCGATGCGGTCAACACCATTTGGGGCCATTGCGGCGATTGCTGAGTTGGGCTTGAATCTTGCCCATGTGCCGTTTTGGTTTCTAATCCATGTGGCGCCTGATCGAGAATAGGCAACAAGCGCGTTTCCTTGTCCAATCCCAAGAGCAATTAGGTTGGCGCTGTTTCGATACGTTTGTTGCACTGGGTTGAGGTCGCTCTGGTCAAGTGTTGCTACTGCTTCCATTGACGACCCAACTAGCGCATAGATTGTGCCGTCCATGTAGCCGGGCGCCGAAACAGCTTCGTCCATGGCGTAGATTGTTCTTGAATCGATAGCGCCGTCGGCCAGGCCGGTGTAAATGTTTGTGTTGGGGACAATGGTTTGGATGTTTGTTGTTTCCCCAAGTACGCCAGTAACAGAGAACACGCCGCCATTGGTAAATACCAAGAAATCGTTTGTCCGGGGGTAGATACGTTGAATTACATCAGGAAACTCAATGTATTGAGTTGTTGCAGACCAGGTAGCCGCATCAAGGGCGCCGGAGTAAAACAGTTTTCGGCCGTTGTATTGGTGTGTTACAAGACGGCTACCAACTTTGTAGAGGTCATAAACTTCTTCGTTTCCGAGAAATGCAGCGAGGACGAGCGAGTCGGTCCCGGTGTTGAAATCCCATTGACGCAATGCGTATTGCGCTGGGTTTGAGTCAATGTATGTGAAACGATTGTCGACCGATGGGCCGGTGCGGAAATTGTCGTATGTAACTCGTCCTAAACATCTGCCGGTGAGCGCGTATTGGGTTACGGGATACGTCGGTTTTGAGTAATCACAAACAAGCACCTTGGAATTCCAATAGAACGTTGGACCTGTCATGTCGCGCCATGTAACAAAGTAAACAGCGTCGGTAACATCCAACAAATACGAATCCCAAATTTGGCAATTTTCCCAAGGGTGGCCGGGTGTGATTGCTGGCGCAGTTACTGTCGCAATTTCTTTGGAACCGTTTGGAATTAGGTCGCCTCGAGGACCAACAGTTGCGTTGGTGCCGCGCCACGTATTCTTGGGTAGTTCAGCAGAACGGTCGCCAACATAGTGGCCGCCGGTGAAGTCGTCGTAGGTGACCTGGAAGGTACCCATCGGCTACTCCCAGGACGCGTAGTCGGTCAAGCGGTCGAACTTGATGCGCTTCTTGAGTGATGCCCGGTTGTCGTCATTGAGGGTCTTGAGCCAGTTGCCGTATTCCTGCAGGTACAGGCTTGCCCGCTGTTCATCCTGGCGTCGTGCTGCGCACAGGTATGCGCCGTAGGCGACCGCTGCGTAGTGGTACAGGCCGGGCATGAGCGGTGACGACGAGTCGCTCGAGAGGGCTGGCTCGGACCGGAAGTAATAAAGGGTGCCAGGGGTCGTGGTGCTCGGCACCGGCGTGATGCGAACCTGACTGCCGTAGATCACCCAACCGTAGGTGTCTGCCTCGAACAGCGGGTTGACGTAATCCTCGAACGGAATCTGCTCGACGGCCGATCCGTTGATGACGAGCTGGTTGGCTCGCATGAAGTCGGACGGCAGGCTTGCTGCGCCGTTCACAGAGTCGAAGTTCAGGGTTGCTGTCGCGGCTAGCCACCACCAGTCACGCTCGGCGGAGATGCGGTTCAGTGCGTCGTTGATGGAGGTGTTGACGTAACTGTCGGTAATCAGGCCGTCGCCGGTGGACGGGATGGCCAGCCGATCTTTGATGGCTGTGCGCAGTTCCGAGCGGTTCATCAGACCACCTGGACGCTGTACGCCTGTGCGCTGCTTGAGATCAGTTTGACCTGCGGTGCTGTTCCGTCGCCGGGCAGGGAGACAGTCATGCCGATGGTGACGATGTAGGTGTCGTCGCCGCCGACTGTCGGGTCGGTTACGCCTTTGCTGGCGTCACCGAATGTGAAGTAAACCGGGTTGCCGGAGGTGGTGCGGTTGCTGACAAGGATGAACGACGCCGGGTTGGTCAGGTTGACGGTGTCGACCGTGCTGGGGGTGAGCACGGCATGCTTGGCTGTGTTGACGCTGTATGTAGCCATTACTTGCCTTTCGTAGCCATGCTGTATTGGCGACGGTTGCCGCCATCCAGGTGTCCGAGGTCTTTGATGAGCGCCCAGTGAAGTTTGTCGGCGAGCTCGAGACGCTTCTCTTTCTCGGCTGTTTCGTGCGCATCCTTGATGGCGCGGTTCTTCTTCATAAGGTCTTCGTGCAGGCGCTTGCCCTTCTGCCAGTCACCTTCGATCAGTTTTGTGATGAGGGTATGGTCGCAACGGTTGTGTGAGCAGGCGATGTACGGTTCGCCGAGCGCGTCGACCATCCATACCTCGAACCGTTGGGCGATGGGGTTGAACATGAGTGATGCTTGCGGATCGCCACGCCAGCCGGACTCGTCGCCCTTTTGGATGCGGGTGGCAATGTCGTAGACATCCCAGGAAACTTCGGCCATTTGGCCTCCGCCTTCGATGTTTCCCATGAGGTCTGCTGCGCGAATCATGTTCCCATCCTAGAACGAAGGGCCGGTCGCCCGAAGGCAACCGGCCCCACGTGCCGTGTGTTGTTGTTTGAGATTACGCGCCGACAGCGTGGAACCGGACAACAACCGCCGAAACGTCGGTCGTGCTCGGAACTTCAGCCAGCGGTGCGCCGTCTGTGGTGGTGTCGACCCAGAACAACTTGACTTTCGGAGTCGAGGTGGAGCCATCCCACGCCGGGACGTGGCCGTCGGTCGTGTTGACCGTCAGCCAGTCCAGGCGAGTAAGGCCGAGCTGGGTAAGGGTGACAGCCTCTCCGCCCGTCGCGTACGACGCGTCGAAGGTGATGGTGCCACGCACTTCCCGGCGGGTGCCCGGTACTTCAGAAGCCCAGGTGATTGAGCTTGAAGCAGCCATCTTAGATCGTCACCTCGGTGATGTCCTTGATGACGAAGTGGGCGTTGCGCTGCTTGCAGGCGAGTTCGCCGTACATGTAGAGCGTCGCCTCGTAGGCGTCGAGGTCGGGCTTGCGGTTCATCACCGCACCGTCAAGGTCCATGAACTGGAAGCCGTCGCCGACCTGGTGGAACACCAGCACTTCGGGGTTGATTCCGTAGAGCCGGTTGTTCGGGCAGTCGAAGTCGGCGTACAGAGCCGTCGGAGCCTCGTCACCCTTGCCGCTGACAGACGGGCTGTAGAACTGGATACCTGCGTATCCGCCCTTGAGCTGCGTCTGCTCCATGTTGCGCTTCAGGGAGAGCAACAGGTTGGAGATGGCCAGGTTGACACCCTCGGCCGACACCAACAGGCTGGGCTTCTTGCCCGAGTTGGTGAGGGTCTTCATAATCGAACCGGTGATGAGGGACTCGGTGATCGAACGGTTGGTTCCACCGTTCGCGTTCACGTACGCCTTCCACTTCGGCTGGCTCGACGGGTTGATGGTGTGGAGAACGGCGGTGTCGTCCACGATGGTCTGGAGGCCGGTGAGTTCGACCTGACCGTCGCCGGGCTGACCGCTGTTGTTGCTCGCTCCACCGGCTCCCGAACGGAACACGAAGTGGCTCGAGGTGGTGGTGACAGCAGCGCCGGAGATGGCGATGGTCTTGTTCGTCTCATCGACCGAGGTCACGGTACGAGCCGACGCCACGGTGGTGGGGGCTGCGACCGTTCCGATGTCGACCACCATGCCGCCGTCGAAGAACAGCTGGCGAAGGGCGGTCGAGCCGGTGGTGGAGGCGAGGACAACCGTGGTGCTGTTGGAGGTCGTGCCGCACTGTGCGATGACACCGTTCGAGGTGCCCCACAGCTGACGGTTGACGTCCTTCATGGCGTCCTTCTTGATGCCTTCCATTTCGGCGTCGAGCGCGTCGATGAAAGCGCCACGGTCCGAAACGGCCTGGCGGATGGTCGGGCCGGACAGCTGGATACGGCCGTAGACGTAACGAACCGGGACCGGAACCGTCGCGTACGACTGGTTGCCAGCCGTCGGGAGGGTGCCGTTCTCGGCGCGGGCGCCGACGCCGCTTGAGCGGCCGAGGTGGACAGCGTGGCGGGCGATTCGGCCCTGAACGGTGTCCTTGCGAGTCTCAACCTGCGAGAGGATGAAGTTCGCTTCGTTGAGGTTGTCGAGGAAATCCTTGTAGTCGTCCTTCAGGATTGCATCGACCGTTGACAATGATGCGGGCATTATTGCTCCTTGGTCGGAAAATCGGGTTTGGTGGACGCAACCTGCAGAATCGACCCATCCGGTGTCGGATTCAATTCGCTATCCGGCGAACTGTCAGCTGCTATGTGTTGTGTACCTATCCGGGTACACAGTGTGAGCATACACCACATGTTGTGGTGTTGCGCAACGATCAGATGCCGTTGGCTTCCAGTCGTGCGAGCGCACGTTCACGCGGCGACATTTCGCGTCCTGCTGTCGACACACCGGCGACACCGGTCGGTGTCGGAGCGCCCATTGACTGGGCGGCTTCGGCGCGACGCTGTGCGATGGCGGAGGCCCGCTGCAACAGTTCGTCTTCGACTTCGCGGATCGCGGCACCCAAGTCAAGGTCGGGGCGCTTAGTGGCGGCGACAATGGCTGCGGTAGCGATGGCCGAGTCCGGCTGATACCCGTGAGCCACGAGCGTCTGCTCGATCTGCTGTTCGTGGTATGCCTGTGCCTGCTGCTGCTGGAACTGTTCGATGCGCTGGTTGACCATCTGCTCAACCTGCTGGGGTGACAGACCCTGGCTGGCGCCGTCAAGCTGTGCCTGCTGGGTGATTGCGGCTTCCTGCTGCGGTGAGACGAAATCGTTGAACTTGTCTCCGGCGAGGGTCTTGGCGTTGTCGATCATCCACCGGGTAGCGGTTTCTGTGTCGCCGTTGGCGTATGCCTTGACGAAGTCTTGGATGGCTCGAGCGTCATCGGGGTGCAGGTTTTGGAAGGCGGATGCCACCGGCTTGTACCGTTCGCGCTCGGCGACACGCTCCTGAACTTCAGCCCGGTAGCGGGCTTCCCAGTCGACGTTGGTTTCGGCAGGTGCCTCACCGGCGGGTGCGGTGGTTTCCACACCCTGGGGGGCTACGTCACTCATTTGTTGCTCCTATCAGCCAGCCATCCCAGGCTGGGGTGCGGGGACCATCGAACCGGGCGGCTCGTTGGCTTGCGGGAGTTGTTCGGCTCCCGGCAACTGTTGCATCAACTGCATCTGCTGCTGCGCTTCCTGGGCGGCCATCATTTGGTGCGCCTGGATGTGCAGATCGATGGCTTCCCGAACGTCGGGTGTCGCCAACTCGTATGCAGGTGTCTTGCGTTCCTTGTTGTGTTGAGCGATGTGCTTGGCGTGGTCGTCGAAGTCTGCAGGCATGACCGGGGTGGCCTGCATAAGGAGGCCGTTCTCCCATTCCGCCTTGGCGATGTCAGCGTCCATCGTGTTGAGGTAGCCCTTGGGATCGGGAAGATCAAGCATGCGGGCGATAGCGACCGGGTCGGCATTGGCGAATGCTTGCGGGAATCGGTCAGCGAGGCTGGTAAGGATCGACTGGGTGGCGATCTTCGACCGAGGTGCGGTGGCATCCAACGGAACTTTGACGGCCGGATACTCATCGATGTCGTCGGCAGTCCATTGGAACTGAAGTGTCTGACCGTTCGGAGTGGTGAGTGTCTTGGTGCGCACCATGCCGGACTGTTCGGCGTATGCCCGATACAACTGGAGGGTCATGCGGCCGATCTTGGCCCACACGGTTGACTGGTTGCGGGCCATCGGTCCGAGCGGAGTGTCGTCCTTTTCGGCGAGCACCGACAGTGCAAGACCAGAGTTGCGGTCGCCGGGGGCTTGGCCTCGTGATACCGCGTGGGTGAAGAAGATGTCGTCCATCTCCATTTCGAGCTGGGCGGCTTCGTTGCTGATCCAACGCGGCACGTCCGGTGCGGTCTGCCAGTGCGGTTCGCCGATTTCGCTGTTGTATTCGAGGATGTCGGCGGGGTCGGTGGTGACGGTGTCGGAGTCTTCGATGGAGCCGACGGGCACCATGAGTCGTGCGTTGGCTGCTTTGCGCATGTGCTCGAGGATGGTGCTGCGGGCACGGTTGTAGGCGTACTGGATGTCGCGGGCGGGCGACAGGAGTGTGTGGCCAACCCAGGTGCGCGGGATGCGACGCTGACGCGGTAGCACGATGTTGAGATGCGGGAATGGGAACGGCCATCCTGCGCCGTCCTGGTAGGCGTACACCTGCTTGCCGTTGACGACATGGACAACACAGCCAGGCGTGTTGTCGGTGGGACGCTCGTAGTAGCAGTAGACGAGGGTGAGACGCGGCGGTTGGCCTTGCGGGCGACGCGACAACAAGGTGCGGTG